TCTAAAATATCTAATTCATTTGTTGCTTTTTGAACAGCGCTAAACTCACGATATTTTTTGTTTAACATTGGGTGATATAAAGATAATAATTTTTGTAAGTTTTGTTTTTCTTTTGGCACAGTTAATGTACCGTTTTTAAACATAATATGTCCTAATGTAGCTTCTCCTTTTTGTTCGTCCATAAATGGAGAATTTTGATTAGTTGCATATCTTAATTCTTTTTGTTCTCTAGAGTCTTCATCAAACCATAATAATGGAAATCTTCTTGAGTGTCTTGAAGATACCGTGTATGTTAATGGGCTATGAGGACCTATTAATAGATAAGTTCTATCTTTTACTTCCCAAACATCTTGGGCAATTGCTTTTTCTTTTGACATGATATAATATAATTAATTAATTGTTTTTATTAAAAGTAAAAGTTACCCCCGTAATTACAACAGGGGTAAAATTTACAATGTGTATTCTAATTAGACTACTGAAGTAAACAACACAAAGTTGTTAGCTCCTTGTACGCATAAACATCTTTCAGACAAGAAGTTTACCTCCATTGCATCAAGATCAGATGTGTAAGCACCTCCAACAGATCCAGTTACCCATGATTTCATTCTTCTATCGTCAGCTTGTGAAGCTCTATAACGAACGTGTAAGAATGGTCTACGGATATTAGTTCCTAAGATTTGATCGTATACCGTAGATGTACCAGCCGGTACAAGAACTCCATCAATACCAGAATTTGCAACAGCTCCACGAGTGGATGCGTCGTTTAAGTATTTCCAGTCAGTTTTGTAGAAATCGTAAGAACCTCTTCTGAACCCAGAGAACCCTAAGTTCAAAGCCATTTCAGCCGAGTTTTCAAACAACCCGTAAGCAACACCACCGGCAGCTCCAGAAGATAATGCAGCAAGCATATCATCAAAGTCAAGAGATGTTTCACGGTTTAAGAATAACATGTTTTCTTCAATAGCTCCTTGAGTATCTAAGTTTTTCAAGATTGAATCAAACTCAGTTAAACCTGCAGCAGCAGAAAAGTTATTCAATACGTTACCTCTGTCTTGAATAGCGGCAAACAAACCTTCAGTACCTTTTGCAAGAGCTACTGTTTTAGCTGCAGACGTTGCTGTAGCTAATTCACCCTCAACAACAGACATTTCAAGATAATCTTCGAAACGTAATCTTGTTTCAGACTCAGCTTTCAAATACCAGTAGAATCCACCAGCACCGTCTTCAGTAGCAATTTCTACCCATCCTACTTGTGCAGTATCAGAACCATTAACAACATATTTGTTACGGATAATGATTGGAGAGTTAGAGAATTGAGTGAAAGAAGGAGTAATGCTAGTATAGTTATCATTAGCCAAGGTAGAACCTTTTGCATATTCAGAACCATAAACGAAGATTTTTAAGCTATCCATAACATCAGTAAATCCAGCAGCAGCCAAAGTAACAGCGGTATAAGGAGCAACAGTTAATGCACCTGTAGTAATATTACTAGCAGTAACAATAGCTTTTACCTCTAATCCTGTAGCAGGATTCATAATAACGATTGTTTGGTGAATTGAAATAACGTTTTGTACAAAGTCAGCAGGATCAGCAGGAGTTAAAGCTACTGGGATAAGCAAAGTATTTGCAGCAGCACTAACGACTTCAACTCCAACATAAGCAACGTGTAATCTGTTTTGTTCTGACCAAATAACTTGATCTGAGCTCATTGGCATTTCTGCTCCTACCATACGTAAGAATCCAGAAAGAGTTCTGTTTCCATAACGTTCTACTTCAGCTTCGTAGATTTCAGGTAAATATTGCTGTGCGAAAGATGAAAAATCAGGATTAGTTGGATCCGTGAAATTCAAGTAATTTGTGTTTAAAGCTTGTTGCTTCTGGGACGGAGTAATACTTCCGAACGTAGGCGTTACATTTGCCATAATTGTTTAATTTTTAATGGTTAAATTTTTTTATTTTTAATTTTGTAGAATCTACGCCGTTAATTGCTTTTACTTTTAATCCGTTAATAAAAATCTCACCAGAAGACGTTTGTCTTGGGGCAGTCGTAGTATTATTAGATTTCGCAACAACCTCTTTAATCGCATCGGCTTTGCCTTGCTCATAGAAATGACTTGCAATAGTATCTATATTTTCAGCGCCATACATAGCTTTGTGGTATCCTTTCAAATCCGTAACTTCACCTTTATCGTTTAAGAACTTCTTAACCAGGTTTGTAATGTTTGATTGTTTATCGGCCACAACTTCTGCATTCTGTACGCCATATCTAAAATTCTTTTCTCCTATCTTGAAATCAAAACCTTTGAAGTCTTGAGAGAAAAAACCCTTAGTGTCGTCTTTAAACTTAGAGTGTTGTGTTTCCACGTATGTTTGTTCTTCATTGTATCGGTTAAAAAAGTCTGTAGCTTTTTGTTGTTCTTTGGTAACACCAGGTCTTAACTTAATTTCCTCGTAATATTTACCTTTAAGATCTTCTAAAAAGTTTTTAGCTTTTGCAACTTCTTCTTTGAATGCGAGTTTCTTTTTTCTGATGTCTCGCTCATCATCTTCGTCTTCGTCATAACTAAATTCATCTTCCATTAAGAAATCAATTTCTTCGGCGTCTAAATGTGGTCTTGACTTTTTATAATATTCTTTTAATAATTTTTCATTGCTAATAGAAGAGTAGTCAGCATTTAATCTAACATAGTCTTCAACCGTTCCACCAGTCTCTTCCATAAAAGAAACTAATTTTTCGATGTTTTCTGGTAATGGTTTACCGGTTATTTCCGCTTTCTCAATAGCCTTGTTTGTTTCTTCAATTAATGTTTCAGCAGCAGTATTAACTTCTTCCTGAGTTATTTCTTGAATTACAGTAACTATTTCTTCTTGGTTAACTTCGTTGGCAACTTGGACGTTGACGGTGTTTCCTTCGCCCACTTCTTGCAATCCCACTTTGGGCTCTTGATTGACCAACACGCTTTCATTTGTGCTTTGCTCTTGAACGGCATCTGGAACTATTTTAGTTGTTAAATCTACTTTTGAAACTACATTAGGTTTCTCTAACTTTTTCATAGGAGCTTTTCTTTTCTGAAGCTTAAACTCCCCTTCTTGTCTTACTTGTTCTGACATAATATAATAATATAAAATTGGTTAATAAAATTCTTTACATTCCGAATCCTGATAAATCATCATAAGAAGATTCAAAATCCTTAGGCATAGAATTATTTTTTCTTTGGTCTATTAATTCCGACTGTTGTGTGGCTTGTATTTTTGTTCTTTGATCTTTACGATCTTCTGCTTGTGTTTGTTTTTGTTGAGCGATACCTAATTGCACTTGAGCAAGTTGCATATCATACTCAAACTTCTGAGCCATCTTTTGTTTCTCAATCAATAACTCTTGTTGCATTCTTTGTATTTCAAATTGAGATTTGGATTGTAATATTTGAATCTCAGTTTGAGCTAATGCTTGTTGCTTTTGTACCTCTGCTAATGCAGCAGCTTCGGATGCTTGAGCATTTGCTTGTGCTTGCGCTTGTATATTTGCTTGTTGATCCGCTTGTGCTTTTTCTTGTTTCTTCTTTCTTTTATATTTTAAAGATTGATTAGCAAGTTTAAGATTTTTAATTTCTCTTAAATCAATAGCGTCTTCTAGGTCTATACTACCTGTCTGTAAAGACATTTGTATGTTCTGTTCTAATTGCGCTTTTTCTTCATCCTCTGGCTCTAACTCTAAGAAGATACCGAAGTCATGTAAGTTTAAGTTTACAATTTCTTTTAGTGTTTCTACATTAGATATAGATATGCTCTCGATTAAAGATTGTCTTGTTAAAGGAAAGTTTAAAGAATCACTAATCCTCAAGGATACATTCTCACATACTCTTAATGTTAAGAATAAACTAGCGTCTTTAATATGACGAGTTGATGTATTTGAATTTGCAGCAGCCATCTTTTGTAACCCTACTAATGCGTCTCTATCCGGCGAGCTACCATCTCTTGCTTCGTTTAATCCGGTTACATCGCGAATCATCTGTAAGTAATACTGGTAAGTAGATATTAAAGAACTTATCTTAGCATTACCTGACGATGTTTGTAATTCCTGAATTGGTACTTTACCTGGATTCATTCCTCCATCTTGCGATTGGGATCTACCAACAATACTACCGGTTTGGAAATACATATTTAAAGCTTCTGCGGCATTGTAATTTGTACCATTCCCTAAATCAACTTCTGCTAAACCATCTACATCTACAAAAACTCCATCTGGCACCATTCTAGATAGCACTTGTTGTAGTTTTAAATGTGTTAACTGAATCATATCGGCAAACGTAGTAATTCTACTTACTAAAGATTCAATCTTACCTTTATACATTCTAGGTGCACAAATCGCATAATTCATTTCTACTTTAGTAGTATCCGCATAAGGCCTAGTCATATTCTCTGCTAACTTCCATTCTAGCATTTTTTCAAATCCTAAAATCTTTGCCCCTGAATATAATACCTCAATTGTTCTAGATACTCTTTCGAAGTTATCACTTGTTGGTGGGTTAAAAGTATCAGGTTTCTCTAATGCTTTCTCTAATCCTTGTTCTGTTTGCTTAATCTTAAATACTTGGTTTGAATAAGTCTTATATTCAAAGTAAAGCACTTGTACTGTATTATCATTTTGATCTTGTCCATAATAATTACGAGTGTAATTAACATCTCCAGGATACTTTTCTATTTCTTTTAAATCCGCATCAGATAAATGTGGAAATTGTTTTTTTAATTCTTCTAAACTAATAGACTTAACTTCACCAACATAATAAATATCTTCAAAGTTTGGATCTTCAGTATAAGAATAAACCAATGACGCAGGATCTACCCAATCAATTGTAATACCATTTGCTGGATTCCAATTTGTTTTTGCAGCTGCAATACCTAATACTGTTAAATCGTAGTTTAGTCTTTTACTAACTAAATCATATTTATTAGTATCTAATATTTGATTGATTACTTCTTCTTCTGCAATTTCAATAGATTGTTTATAATCTAATTGTAAATGTATTTCAAGTTCTTCAGTAGTTTCTGGTAATTTACTTGGATCAAGTGTATTATATAGGTTGGCTCCTAATTTTGATTGGATCTCGTCCAATAACTCTTTAGCCATCATATCTCTTAATATACCAGCGGCATAGTCTGTTTTTTGTTTTGTTGCTTCAGGATCTTGGGCATAAGCTTTAATTTCATAACTCTTATTACTTAATCCATTAACAACAATATCTACAAATTTAGGTATAATAGGAATAGGTTTCCAATCTAAATTAAGATATGATAAATCACCATTTATAGATAATTCATCTTTATATTTTTGTACAGGTTGCTCACCTCTTGCATAAAGTCTAAGTCTATGAAAGTTTTGCCAGTTAGATCCCCAACGGTTTCCAACTCCACCGCCAACGCGATCTCCTCTAAACCATTCGTTTTCAATAGCCCGGCCAACTAAAGCGCCATATTCATAACTTTGTTTTTCTTCATCAGGTACCACCTGGCTAGGGAAAGAACTATTATTATTTGTATAAATCATCTATTATATTATTTTTGAACTATGACCATCATTATTATATCTTTTAAATCCTAAAGAAACTGCATCTTTTTGAAAGCTACTTGTTGGAGTATACATATGTTTATTACACGCCATTATAGCTAATCCTGAACTAATAGAAGCATCATGCTTTGTTCTATCATTTATATTAAATCTTGCCCAGTCCTCTAATGTTTTTTGAAAATACATATCTCCATGAGAATCAGTATTATAACCTACAAAGTTTTCTATATAGGTTTCTATTGCCGCAGCGTGTGCTTGTATAATATCTTGTCCTGAGTTTGGTATACCACCAATTTCTTTTTCTGCTGGTGATAATTTGTTCCAAACCTTATCAGGTCTATTCATTGAAAACCCCCTGTATCCTCTTCTCTTAAAATGATATAACAATCTTGCTTTGTTATTCTCTGCCAAAATCGGCATACCGTAAAACACGCAAGCCATTAGTATCTCTTCAAAAAAGATTTCTGCCGTTTGAGGTCTAGCTATATATTCTAAAAAGAAATGGTTAGGTGGCACATCTTCCATAGAAAATTTTGTTAATCCATGCAAAGCCCCGTTTGAACCTCTATTGTCTACAGTCCCAGATATATCATAACTATCGCAACCAAATGCACCACAGTGTTCATTACCTGGATATTTGTACCCATCTTTTATTATTACGCGGTTTTGCAGATGTTTAGGCGGTACCCAAGATATTAGAAATCTACCATCTTTGTTTGGATAGAAATCTACCTTAGAATCAAGTATACCATTTGACCATTGAAAGCTACCTCTAGTTAAAACCCCGGTATTTCTTAAATCATCATTGTAATCAATCTGTTCGTATATCTTAGTAAGATTAAACAATGATTGTTTTGTTTCATCTCTAAACGCGTGTTGTTCTGTTCTTGGAAACTGTCTGTAGTATTCGTTTAATCCATCAGAATCTGATTTTAAACCATCTACTTCATTTTGCCAGTGCTCAATAACTCCGCAATCTATTTCATTTCCGTCAACTCCTCTGATTGGTTTTTCTGGCGTATCGAATACAGGTAAGCCATAAGTATCAATGAATCCTTCGAACGACCATTCCATAGGTATGAACAAACTATATAATCCTGAGCTAGTCTGTCCGTTGCGGTTCCTTTTTTCGACATCTGAGTCATAATATAATTTTTTATAATTAGATCCCCCTTTGTCTAATGCATTTGAGGTAGAACCCATCATACATTTACCAACAATCTTGCTACCTAATCTTAAACAAGTTTTAGTAACGCGCCAGTTGTTAAGGATATTATCAGGTTTCAACCATTTAGCAGCCTCATCCTGAACTAATATTTTTAATTTTTCACCATCATAACTATTGTCTCCGGTATTTTTCCAGTCAATAGTTGTATCTAATCCTGCTAATTCATCCGCAGACTCACTGTTATCTAACTTCCTTCTTGTAAACTTTGAAGCAGGTACTCGATATGCAAGCTCTGTTTTAGGTCTATCCATACCATCTTGGATAGGTTTAAAAAAGAAAGGATAGTTAAGTGATATAGGTACAACTTTATCTGTAAACATTGTCTTAGCATCAGATCCAGTCTTTGATAATATACCAAACCTAGAATCACTAGACATCGTAGCTATGTTAACTAACTCAGCAGATGACATAAATGAAAATCCAGAACGTCTATTCTTTAAATAACACATTCCATAACATCTAGTATCCGCTTTACAAGCTTCCCAAAATATAAAGAACAATCTATTAGACTCTCTAAAATCTGGTGCACCTACGTCAATCTTACTCCACTGTAGGTACATATAATGTGTACCAGTTATATACGTTGGTGAACCA